TATATTATAGAATTGAGTAGAGATAAGCTTATCTTATCTCTAGAAATTTTTATATTTTTCTTTATAGAAAGGAGTCATAATTATGACAAACGGTGACAAAATTATTGACACATTAGTCGACAATGCTGCAGGAGCTCTTAAACGTGCAGTAAGGAAGGCATTGAATGGTATATTCGTCGACAAAGAACATTCTAAACCTTTTATTGAAGATGGTAAAGATGTAAAAGAATACGCCTCTTCCAACCCTATCGTAGATTTCGATGTAAATGTTTTTAATGGTGGCTGGGCTCCAATGGACAATTGGCCCGAATTATCAGCAGTACACCTAGAAGGTTTTATGAAATGGGAAGATGTTATTAAAGAAGAAGATGGTGGTTTACCTGTAAAAGACGATGTTTATATCTATACATATAAATTTAAAGGTACAGGCCCTCGTCTTGTTTTATTAGAACAATTCTGCAATGAATTAGACATGAGCTATGATGAATACGAAAAAATCATCCTAGGATGTCCATCTTTAATTCCAGTATTAATCCCTCATGGTGATTTCCAAAAAACAATGTTCAATCGTGAAGCTGAATACAATGAAGATTTATTAGAACCACATTATTTAGTTCCAGTATCTGGTTTAGTAATGGCTGTAATGAATATACGATTCACTTCTACAGATGCTATTACATTCAAACGCACATTAGCTAAAACTATTGGTGCTGTCGCTGGTGTTAAAATAACAAACGTTTAATTTAAAGGGAGGAGAAATCCTCCCTTTTATTTTTTATTATTTTTTCTACGTTCCTGAGGGTATTTATGCTTTAAACACACCTATAATGACATATTATGCTAATCCAAAGGAGGTAGATATAAATGGGACCAGAGGAGATGATGGTTCAACAACAACCACAACCATTACGCCCTGTATACCAAATGAGCACTACCAATAAATCTTTCTTAAATATGCACTACTACCTCAAAGCGAGAGGTATAAAAAATAATAAATTCATGCTAGTTCTTTTTGATCCAGATTTAGCTGGGGTAGATCCACATGATCCTAACCTTAGTTTGATTATGAAGCAAAAGGTAACTAGAGAAGTAGTAAGAAATTATTGGTATTTTCTTCGTGAAGTTGTTCGGGTATACGAAGATGGTAACCCTAGAGGTGTACAATATAGATTAGACCGTGGTAACATGGCATTCCATTTCTGTACTCTTTATAACTTAAATATTTTCCTAGAACTTCCTCGTCAGGTCGGGAAGACCACATCTGCACTTATCCGTTATTTATATATCTATAACTTCGGTAGTGCTAACTCTATTATCACATATCTCCATAAAGACATGAAAGCATCTAAAGAAAACTTGAACGATACTAAACGTCTTAGAGATATGCTTCCACCTTATCTACAAATGGCACAAGAATTCTCTATCGTAAATGGTAAGAAGAAAAAGATGCCTACTACTGTAGAAAAGATTCAAAATCCTATAACTCATAATGTAATTAATACATTACCTTCTGCTCGTAATGCTATGCTTGCATCTAACTTGCTTCGTGGTAAAACTATCACAATGTTATGGGCAGACGAATGGGCGTTCATCAAGTATAACGATATCATTTACTCTAATGGTATGCCAGCATTGAATACAGCCTTCCGAAATGCAGCTCGAAACAATGCACCTCATGGTTTTATCATTACAACAACAGCTGGTATCTTATCTGATGAAGCTGGTGTATATGCATATAAGATGGTACAAAATGCTACTCGTTTTAACGAACAGTGGTATGATCTTTCTTATAAAGACTTGATGGAACTTATTGATGCTAATGTAAACTCAATCTTCGTTCATATTAGATTTGGTTATGATGAATTAGGTTTGGGTGAACATTGGTTTGCAGATATCTGTCGTAAGATGAACTATGATATGGTTCGTATCCGTCGGGAAATCTTACTTGAATGGATTGATAAACCAGAAAACTCCCCATTCAATGCTAATGACTTAGAAACTATTCGTGGTTTGACTAGAGAACCAATGAAGACAGTACTTTTATTGAATAAATACAACTTCAATATCTATTCTATCAATGGTACTATGTCTGCAGCTCACCCAGAAGGTCTTGGTATTCAACTCAATATGAGAAACGTACCAATGGATCCTCCAATTATCGGTGTCGATCCATCTGGTGGTTATCAACGAGATTATTCTGCTATCTGTGTAATTGACTCTAGGACTACAGAAGTTATTGCTGAGTTAAAATGTAACTATATTAGCCCTCCAGATCTTTGTCGTTGTATCTATTACATCGTTACTACAATGATGCCTAATGCAATTGTAAATATCGAACGAAATGGTGGTTTCGGTGCATCTATTATTCATAGACTTAGAGAAACTTCCATCAAAGATAATCTATACTTCGAATATAAAGATCGTGTAGTAGAAGAAACTAATGATGACTTTGGTCGTGTAATTAGACGTAAACAAAAAACAAAAGTATTTGGTCTAGATTCCTCTAAAGGAACTCGTGATGAATTAATTCAAATACTTCGTGAACGTGTAGAACTTCATAAAGATAAATTCAAATCTAAACTAATTCTAGATGAATTAGAAAAGATGACTGTTAAACGTAATGGTAAAGTAGAACACTCTGACAACTCCCATGACGATTTAACATTTGCTTATCTAATGGCTCTATTCGTTTGGTATAATGGTAAGAACCTAAAAGAAAACTGGGGTCTTAATAAAACAACAATCAAGACTGAAGAAGATGTCGATGAAATTGTAGGTATTCCTGAAGAGGAACAAAAATACGTTGACATCGTTGAAGAAATGGTTGTTAATGATGATGACAAGATTGCTAAGGAAGTTGAAAGACAACTTAAGGAACTTAAAGCTGGTATAGGTATGACAGTAGATGAGTTCTATAGAAAGCAACAAGCTAAAGAAGAAGAGCAATTCAAAATGATGATGCAAAATAGAGTATTCTTAGAAGCCTATGCTAAATTCTCTCAAACTCCTATCAATGAATTAGAATCATTATATGGAACAGGCTCTAGAACTACGATACCTAATACAGTATTCTTAGGTGCTGATGCTGACTTAATAGAACAAATGGAACATGAAAAGAACTTTGCTCTAGCTAAAGTCAAAATAGAAAATTAAAAAAAATAAAAGAAGATTTGGAGTACCCAATATTGGGTACTCCATCTTTTTACTTAACAAATTTACAAGAACGTTTGCTGTTTACGTGATACCGGTTATCACGCAAAGTCAACTCCCATCCTTCGTAAGGATCATTGACTTTTCTCTCTTCTTTGTTAATAAGAATTGGATAAGAGATTTCATTACCAAAATCGGCTTGCTTTTCAATAGTTGGATATAATTCTTCAAACCCAGAGAACTCAGGATTATCTCTGAGATACCAACCAATTACTCTAAGCTCTGAACGATGACCTGTTTCTAGAAGTTCTTCAGCTTCTTTTACAGTCTTATAGAATAATTCGCCTTTACGAGGTGCGATGAGTACGGATGTTTCATATCCCACTCTTGTTTCTTCACCTAATACAAGTTGATAACGGCTGATTCCAGCCATATCAACGATCTCTTTTAATGAGATCAAATCTAGATTTTTGTCAATTGCTGCTTTAATACTACGAATAATGAATAGTCGATCATTTTTAGTTAAAAAGTTTTTCATCTTTAATACAGTGGTTTCTTATATCACACAAACTCAAACCGCACCATTCCATCGACATCGATTTTGGTAAGCTTTACTTTATGAAGGGTATTGACTAAAGCAGGATCCCAAGGGGCTTTTACCTTTACGTAGTTCTCAGTAAAACCGTGTATATAACCTTGCTTGTTGTCGCTCTCAAAAAGTACAGTCTTCTCTTTGCCTAACTGACTTTCGTAGAAAGCATTGCGTTTCTTTGCCGAAAGTCCGCGTAGCATCTTGCTGCGCTTAGCTCGTACCTCATCGGGTACAACTCCGTCCATAAGCACTGCCTCAGTATTATCGCGTTCCGAATAAGTGAATACGTGCAAGTACGAAATTTGTCAAACAAGCTACTTTAATTCTTTTTCAAATAGTCAATGGCATCCTGCAAGGTTTTGACAGGGACAATTTTCATCTTGGTCTTAATTTTCTTAGCTGTTTCTACCGCTTCGTCGTAGTTGCTCTTGGCATTCGGATTGTTCTTTTTGACTTCTTCTGTCACTGGATTATCAGGGGCAAAGAAGATTTCAGCACCAGCGCGATCTGCCGCTACGACTTTTTTATCCA